AAACGCCATCAGAGTGCAAAATTATTTTTGCATATGCCGTTCTAAAACTTTTTGAAGCATTTATCCCGTTTAATTTGTCAGTCCCAGCCGGAGCGATATTGATGTAATTTGTCGTAGTGAGAGATCCGCTTTCATCTTGAACCACTAATATTTGTCCAGCATTAACTGAAGATGCCGCAGGCAACGTAATAGTTATAGGTGCAGTTAATGTTCCTATTTGGCCAACATATCGATCTGTTGAAAGAATGGTATAATTTGTGTTGTTTACAGAAGTCCTTTGATCGATGTCTAATCCGGAAGGACCTCTTGCAGCAGCAGCAGTAACTTGTCCAGTACCACCATTTGCGATGGGTAAAGTTCCAGATACGTATGAAGAAGAAGCAAGATTTATGGTGCCGTTAGAAAGAAGTCCTGCGGCACTAGATACGACAGGAGCAGCAGACGTAAGACCGAAAATACTCAAACCGCCATTTTGATCCATTCTAACGCGTTCTGTTGAAGCTCCAACGGCTCCACTTGGTCTTGTGTAAAAAGATAAATATGCCGCTCCTGTAGAATCGGTAAAATTTTCAGCAGCAATCGCAGCGATCTTGGCAGCGCCAGATCCCTGATAAGAAGTAGCGCCATATCCATAAAATACGTTTTGGCCTATCATTTCGCCACTTTGTACGGCACTCAAGGCAGAAGCAGTTCCATCGGCGCGGCGAAAAGCTACGTTTGCCGCATTTGCAAACGAGTCTATTAAAATTAAAGTGCCTTGCCCATTTGCTCCGCCTAAATGCAAGGCATTTGGAGTTGTTCCAGAAATTCCAGCAGGAAGTGCTACGCTATTTTGATTAATTGTAATAGCGGCATCGGGCGCATTAGTGCCAATGCCAAGTCTGATATTTGTATTGTCCCACCAAAAATTAGTGGCGTTGTTTATAAGAGAAGTTCCACCTGCGCCAGCAAAAATTACGCTTCCCGCAGTATAAGGAGAATTGTTGCCCGTACCGCCGTTACCTGTTCCAAGTGTACCGGCAACGCCGGTTGTCAAAGGAAGACCTGTTGCATTAGTTAATACTACGGCAGAAGGAGTGCCAAGAGCAGGAGTTACCAAAGTAGGACTCGTAGCCAATACTACATTTCCAGAACCAGTTGTTGATGGGGCTGAAGCTGCTGTTACAAGTCCTTTAGCGTTTACGGTGATGTTTGCGAGGTTAAACGAGCCTACATTGGTATTAACCGTTGCAAGTGTTGCAGATACGCTCCCAGGACCTGTAGCTGTTACATCTCCTGTGAGCGCGGTAATGTAATTCCCAGTAGCCTGTTTTCCAGCTAAATCCGTAACTAAATTGGTTACTTGACTTTCAGTAATTTGAATAGGAGTATTTGATGCCGCAGTAACTAACCCTTTAGCATTAACCGTAATGGTACTAACATTACTTGCCGTACCAAAAGAGCCTACGTTTGTGTTTACTGTAGCTAAAGTGAAAGCCGCAGCGCCTGGTCCTGTAGCCGTGCCGTCTCCTGTCAAAGAAGTAATAGCAACAGATCCTTCGGCATTTAATTGAGCTTGTACTTTTCCAAAAGCTTGTAATATAGTATCGGTAGCGGCAATTGCAGTATTTGTTCCTACGGCGTATCCAGTCAACGCAGTTGACGTGATGCCAGTAACTTGAGATGCGGGCAGGCTTAATGCGGAAAGAGTCGTAAGAGTTGCGTTTGTTGTTGCTGAAATATTTGCGGCGGTCAACGCTGAAACGGCGCTGGCCAATCCGGTCAATTGAGACGCGGGTAGGCTCAACGCTGACAAAGTTGTCAAAGTTGCATTTGATGTTCCGGTAATATTTGCAGCCGTACCTGTCGTATTTTGATTAAGAATGGACACATATGCGGGTTGTATAGCAGAACCCTGCCAAACGCCCGTTCCGATTGTTCCAACAGAAGTTAGGCTGGAGTTAACCACGTTAGATGCCAAATTGGTACCAGTCAGTGTTCCGGCTGGAGCAACAACTACGGATGTTCCGGCAGCAGTTATGAGTCCCTTCGCGTTAACAACAAAATTGGGAATTGCAGTGCTAGACCCAAAAGATCCAACATTGCCATTTACCGTAGCCAAGGTAAAAACTACAGAACCAGGACCAGAGGCGGTTCCGTCTCCAGTTAATCCGGTTATTGCAGATCCAGAAGTGGCATTTAACTGTGCCTGTACTTTTCCAAATGCAGAGAGTATTGTGTCGGTTGCGGCTATTGCACTATTTGCACCAACTGCGTATCCGGTTAACAATTTAGATGTAACAGTTGAAGATGAAACAGATAGCGCAATAGTTCCACCACTTGCCGATCCTGTGGCATCGCCAGTCAGTGTTATTGCGGGTAATTGTGTGGAGGTTAAAGCGGACGCAAAAGAAGCTTGTAAATTGGTGAAAGTAATAGCAGAGTTGAATCCCCCCTGAACTATATTATAAAGATCGCCACCTGAAGTGGTGGTTACTACTGGTAATTGTGAAATCTTTAAACTTGCCATTTTCTAATGCTCCAAAAGGATGAATCCTGTTCCGTTTTCTAATTCTATGTAGTCGCCGTTTTCCAACAGTAAATAATCTAAAATTGGTGCGCCTAAGGTCAAAGTCCAACCATCTGCTGTTTGTATCATTGTAATTGTCGTTACCGCAACGCCTGAGTCGTAAAAAGTCAGCATTTCTTGACCTATCGTAGAATCACTACTCACTGAATCGTAGGACAGGCTACTCAATAAAGTATTTATAAGACTTGGTAAAGCTAAAGCGCCAAGGCTAAAAGGTATTTGAGATACTGGTATCAAATTTACATTCGCGGCTTTTGCTGGACTCACTTCCACGATATTACCGCTTGGGCCTTTTAATTCTATGATTCCGCTATTTGATACGTTTATGCTTCCGTCTGGATTAACTACCAATATGTTTCCGGTTGCACCTTTTACTTCAATCGGATTTTCTATTGTGGCATCTACATTTATAGAACCATCTGGGTTCACAGCAAGAGTGTTTCCACCTTCAACTATGGACACTTCTCCTATAGATATTGTGCCGTCAATAGATACAGGAAGCGGATTCTCGGCATTTATAGGATTTCCCCATTGATCGTCTATTTCAACGCCAATGGTAGTTCCAGGCTCTTGTCTGTATACGGCTTGCCAGATATCGTCTGGCTTGATCGTGACCTTTGGCTGGGTTTCAGCGTAAACGTATGCTCCAGCAGCTACCGTATAAGCAGAAATGTCTTGTCGTCCGGTAAGACCTTGGCCAGCAGTTGGATTGGTGGGTCCGACATAGAATTGAGTAGGAGAAATAAAACGCATGATTTTAACCGTAAGGCTGGGCAAACCAGTGGCAACTATTACGATTTGTTGTTTTACTTTGAATCCGGAAGAATTAGCTACTGTTACGACACCTTGAGCGGTACCGTCTTCGATGAACAGTTGTGGTGGCACTGAAGCCCAAGATTTCTCAATAGATGCGCCTAACATTGTGTTCTCCATCCATTATTTTCTCTAGTGCCATCAAACTTATTTGATTTTTGGCTATTTTCTCTTGGTGTTAAATACTGCAAATTCCATGGGACGTGCAGACCAGAAACATTCTCGCCTTTAAGAGGAACGATATGATCGACGGATTTATCTAATGGACAGTTTTCATATATTTTTACGATTACAATAAGGTCTGTCCATATGGGAGTTGCTTTAAGTTTCGTCGCACGACGCTTGGCATCTTTGGCTTTTTGCTTACCAGGATTTTTATCTCTCCAATATCTGCCATTCTTTGCTATATTGTCCTTTGTTTTTATGCGACTTTTTTTGTAAATTTCTGGATTTTCAATTCGATGATTATCAGAATAGCATGCCTGACAAAGGCCTTTAACGAATATATTAGTCTTAGTTTCACTACAGACCAAGCATTGCTTGGTTGAAGTGGGATCTTTAGTGACTCTATAGCACTTATTACACATTCCATTTGTAAGCTTTTTAGCTATAACTGGACCACAATTTTCGCATGTCAGATTGATTAGAGGTTTTGAAGAGATTCTTTGAACTTCGTAACATGGATTACATAGGCCTTTCTTAAGCCTAATAGTAATAGAATTGCAATTTGAGCAATTTTTGTCCATATCCTGTCCGTTTCCGTTCGCCCTAGACCGTTCTAAGGTATATATCATAAGATTGGAACACAAATGAAAAAGGCCCGACGAAGCGAGCCTTAAACTTGTTTTGAATGTAAGATTTACAACTAGGGAAGAGAATTTCCAGGATCGCTGTCATTAGCGTCTTCATTATAAGCTATAGTACCGATGTACGAAATGTTCACTTTCGACGTTGCTTTAGCGTTGTAGTTCGTGTTGTTGCTAGTCGGAACGCAACCAAGGATTGTCTCCAAAGTTTCGCCAGTCTGACGGTCCACGACAGTGATCGTGAAAGGGTCAAAAAGCAACAGATCGCTGACCAGTGGGAATGCAGGCAACGTGTGTACGCCAGCTCCTACTACGCGAAAACCAGAACATGTAACGTTTACAGCTTCACTAGAAGTGACTGCGATTTCGTCTGGGCTATAACGGCCTAACAAAAAGATGGGCTCAGTTCCTAGTGAACTGGACACCGTGCAGCTTTCAAAGATGCCGACGAGATTGTTGTTAACATAGACTTTCGCCCGTGCTCCAGTAACGACTTTCCCGCCTTTTTGAGCGGAATAGCCTTTTGGAAGCGGATTTGGGCTTGATGGATTTCCTGCCATATATTCTCCTTAATTACCTAAAAGATTAGCTTGCTGCCGATTGCTGAACTTGCGAGATGTTAATGCTGATCGGGATGAAGTAGATCGCGGTAGCAAGTTTAATTTCAACACTGACATCCATTTCTGGGGCCAAGATGGTGATTTTACCGTTTTTCCAACCGAGCGGAGCATCGTCGCTAGCAGCGATAAGCTTGAGTTTCTTGTACCCTTCCATTTTTTGAGCCAAGTAGCTCAAACCAGTAGCAGCATCTACGTCGGCCAAAGATTGACCCACGAAAGCGGCTTGGAAGCTGGCAGCAAGGTCAAGAGCCAAGATGTCAGAGGTGTAAACGGCTTGAATGCTGTTGTAAACGAAATTCGTGTCAAAGCCATAAGTCGTTTGATCGCTAACCCACAGGCTACCTGCGGTCGAAGCGGTCAAGATCAACATACCAGAAGACAGAGCGTCTTCAACGTCACCAGGGCTTCCCGAATCAAATCCAACTGGATCTGTGTACGAGATAACATTGGCGAGCTTGTTAGTGATGGACTTGTAGAATCCACCAGCTTGCATTCCAGCTGCAATTACAGCTGTATACCAAGGTTGGAAGTTAGTGATAACTCCCAACGAGTTGACTTCGGTCGAACCTTGGAAAGCCAAGGAGCAACGATAGTTTGCAAGACCCAGAGCAGCATTCTTAGCGTTAGCATAAGTAGCGTTCATGGAGAGGATGCAAATACGATTGCGTTTCAGTTTCGGAGTGCTGTACGTGATGCAATGATTTTTGACCAATGCGTTCGTAGCGGCAATCGTGTACGTAGAACCAGGATCGGTTTGACCAGCAGTAATATCTGCGGTCGCGTCTTGCGAGAACAAAGGAACTATAATGTTACACTGAACACCAGCGACTTGCTGGATAGCGTTCACGATATCGTTGGCCAAAGTAGCGCCACGTGCTCCACCAGTCAAGAAAGCAGGGCTTGCCATAACAGCAGGCAATCCGGCTTGTGCCGTTGGAGTAAATTTCAGAGCGGTAGAAGTCGCCAATACTTGTTGGAAAGTATAAGCAGCATCTTTCACGCGACCAGGAGTCTGCGAAGCTGCGGTTGAAGCGATACCCATTGCGGTAACTGAATCCAAAGCCGAAGTTGGCTCTTGCTGAGCAGCAGGAGTGGCCGTAGCCGTGTATCCAGGTTGCGAAGCAATGTATTGAGCCAAAACTGCGATAGTTTTGTAGTTAGCGAGATTGAGGCTTAAGTTTCCGCCAGATCCGCCAGTGACCGTAGTGGTCAAAGTAGCAGCTGACTTGTTGATGGTCATAGTTGCAGTAGTACCTTGATAGCCGATCAAAAGAGCGACATCAGGAACAACGTTCAGCGTGGAATTCAGTCCAGTGTTTGCGTTGTCGATTTGTACTTCAACTTCTGCTTCAGCAGAAGAAACCGTAGAACCAGCAGTCAGACCCAAAGAGGCCAAATCGCCAGGAGTGGAGTCGATCAATTCAAGGCTTTGTCCGTAACCGTTGGTCAAAGGAGCAGAGTTCGTCATGCTCAGTTCGATGCTAGTGGTAGGAGCAGTTGGGTTTGCAGCAGCGACCACGTTAGTGATTGCAGCATCAAGCAATGCCGTATTTAGTGCAGTAACCAGAGTTGCCACGTCAGTGATCGTACCAGTCAAAGGACCGATAACGGTAGCAGCGCCACCATTGTCACGAAGACTAAACGTTGCGCCAACAGTTGCAGTGAAGCTAGGAACGGTGCCGCCGACAACAACAGGAGGAGCTTCAGCTTGAAGCGAAGTAACTTGGTAAGAATAGCTATTTCCAGGGAGACCGTAGTTTTGATCCGACAGTACGCCGTAGTTAGTAGCCATTACAGCAGACGCTTGTGCGCTGGTGTTCGTTTTCACGATGTAGATTAGGTTAGCAGAACCAGTGATGTTTGCGTCATTCGATGGAGCAGTGAGGGCGCTGAAAGCGTCAACGATCTGACCACTGATGTAGGTTTGCTGCACTTTTGCCAGTTGGTCTGAAGTAAAAGTGTTGTTCTTCAGAGCGACCTGCGAGTAGCTAGGACCGCCAACAGCTTCGCCGATGATTACGACAATACCGGATTGACCTAAACCAGTCGGTTGACTTTGAACCGTGATGTTAGGATATGCTCCAGGAATATTTGTATTTAAAAAACTTGTTACTACTCTTAGAGACATTTTGCTCTCCTTAATTACCTAATTTTTTCAGTCCGAAGTGCGCTATGCCAGCTTCGAATTGAGAGGGTTCGTCCATTTTCGAAGATTTCAAGTGTAACCACACGATTTCTTCAAGTTCTTTGGTCTTGCCGTATTTACGTTTCGTTTGTGCCCAAAAAATTCTGAACTGCTCTCTTTTTTGCTGTTCAGTTAATTTTAATTCTTGAGGAACAGCATTCAAGTTGGCGCGAAAAGCCTTAGCTTCGTCAGGCGTCATTTCTTGTTTGTTTTCCATCTGCTGCGTCCTTTTTTCTTTTGCCATACTAGCTAAGAGCAATGCCTTTTTTCATTTTCGCCGACTTCATCATGTTAGGATCAACGGCAGCTTCATTTTTAGCTTCAGGTTGACCCATAGCCGTTCCGATATTCGAATTCGGCTGTTTAGCGCTTTTCTTTGCACTATGACGTCCAATAAAATGGGCCAATTTGATGTAGCCTTTTACTTGAGGACTAGTGCCCCAATCTGCATTGTTGCCTTCAGCCTGTTCGTGGGGGTTATTCCCAGGAGGAGGCGTAGCATTTACAGAATCAGGATGTGAACTAGCTGGTTTCATCTCAGAATTCTTTTTAGGAGGATTCGAGTGATCGGGCTGGCCTTCGCCTTCAGCTTTGTCCAATTTAGCCTTGATGGACCCGTCGATCTTATCGGCGGATTCTTTGGAATAGCCTTCGCCTTCCAATTTGGAATGTAGCTTATCCCAGCCTATGTGCTTATGCTTGGAGCTTTTAAGCAATTCTTCAGTTTTAGCTAAAACTGCCAAAGCTGCTTCTTTTGCGCTATAAAATTTCTTGCTTTCGGCCATGGTTTCCTCTTTTGTACCTATCTAAGATTGTCTGGCTATCGTGCTCTGCATATAAGTAGTTGATTTCATTGACTTTATTTTTTATAATCCACTAAAGCATTGATTTTTCATGTCATTACGTATAAGACTGTGTTACTCTTCATCTGTGTCTGAGTCATCTTCAGCTACCGTTGTCCAGATTTCTTGTGTTTCGTCGATTATAGGCGGTGCATCATAATTGCTTAAGATCTTGATTCCACTCAAGATTTCGGTAGGCTCACGATCTTTTACGACTGCCGACTCGATAAATCGACGAGGAAGTTTGATCCAAGTATTTTCTACTTGACCAGTCAATTGAATCATTCTAAGGTAGGACTGTTCACCACCGTCTCCACCTTCGTAGTTCGGGTCCATCATTATTTCGCCGCTGCTCAAGGAGCTTTGGGCAAAACCGTTACCCTCAAGTAGGCTTTCACGATACCTAAGTATGGCGTACATAACGATGGCGTGAAGCCAAATCAAGGTCTGGGGATCTCCATGTGTTTGGCAGGTGATCGTATATGAGTCTTGGAAAAATGCGTGTTCAATGCGAGCTTCGTAGAAGGAATATTTGGGGACCACTGCAAATTGGGTTGCATCAATGGACAGACCTGGCTCAATTTCAATTATGCCATCGGAGGTTCCAAGGATTACATAGCCGGTTCCGTTTGCAGGATTTACAAGAATCATACCAGGAGCTATAACGTCAAAACCAGGAGTGCTAGGGTCTATTCCTACTTCGCCGCTTGCATAGCTAGTTGGAGTGAATGGCTTTACTACAAATGGAATGGGCTTGCCGATTTCCAGAGGTAGGAGTATTTTTTTGAATACGGATAGGTCAGCCATGTGCTTCATCTCTGGAAGCTCAGGGGTAGGGCCAGGGGTAATACTTACACATGGCAATTCATCTTTGTCATTGCGAGGACGCATGTACACGTTGATCTTATTATTTGCTAGCCATTCTAGGCAAGCATCTATATTTTTTTGGCCGTATTTATCAGAAACATATCGATTAGCTTTCAAGCTACTAAGGGCGTGCTCAACAAGCCATGGATTTTTACGCATTTCTTCAATACCTAAATCTAATAGCGCCTTTATGGTAACATCGCCTTGGAATATTCCAGACATATTATAAAATCCCCATTTCTTTAAGTATTTCTTTATTCCAAAGTTCGCTGTTGGGCACTGTTGATTGGAACCAATCCCATTTTTCTTTAGCGCCTTTTCTGAAATATCCTTTGATTTCTACCCAAACGCCTTCTTTTATCAAATAAAGATCCGGCCTGTAAGTTTTACCGTTTGGCATGGAAAAAGTCTTGGACTGCCATTCGAAATCTATCTCATTGTTATTCAGATAGTCTACGGTTTTTGCCTCGTATGAAGCCAAACAAATCAATTCTTCGCCAGTTTTCCAGTGAATTTTTAAGCATATGTTATTTTGTGATTTGGCCTGTTTTAATGACACTGCCGAATTTTGCATTGGGTATTCAACCCCATATTTCGATACACATGTCTCTTTTCTATTTTCGTGTCCTCTAGATCTATGCGAGTGGCCCTGAAGAACATGGTTTGGTTTTGTCCAGAATTCTCCAAATTCTTTATCTATAAATCTAGCTTTTTCTTTAGTTCCAGAATACGTAGACGTATCCAGTATAAGATTTTCTCCATGGATAGATTTCATCTTACTTAAAATTTCTTCCAATGAAAGTTTTTTGCTTTGTGCTCTTTTAAAGAGGCCTCTACTAGGATGACCCTGACCGCTCAGAACATTGTGTAATAGTGCTTTCCATTCTCCAAATTTTACATCAAAAAATGTCGCTTTTTCAGTAGACCCTAAATAAGTACCACTGACGATGCACACTACATCGCCATGTACTTTTGTAATTCTTTCATTGATTTCTTTTGTGCCCAATCTATTCATAGTATGCTTATATCACTTGTTTCAACTACTTACCGTTCCATTTTTCTAATATGCCAGGAAGAATCTTCTCTTCCCACATGCGAGTGGCTTCTTCCATGGCTTTATCCATGTATTTCTTTGCGGCTAATCCAGGGTGCATCCACTTACCATCGCCAGCAGGACCGGCAGAAACAGTACGGAACGTAAGTATATCACGTCTCACGTTGCCGGTTTGGTCTAGCTTCTGGTATATAGACAGACCTTGTAATCTTGGAGTATTTCCTTTTCCAGGAACTTTCGCTCCAATGTTACCGCTCATGCGACCATCTTTGCTTTGATCTCTGAGATTCACTCCCCATTTAAGATCGTGCAACTTGCCAAGCTTAGGGCTTCCATCAGCGTTGTATTCAATCTTGCTGTATGGAATTTTTTCACTCTTCAATTTGTTCTGAATAGCTGAAATAAGAATTTGAGTATCAGGTGCGGTATCTGTAGGTTTGGTGTTATACTTAAAAGGTATAACTCTGTATTTTTTACCTTGTAGAAGATCAGGCTTCATATCGTGAGCCGTCATGCCCTCTTCGATAAACAAAGCTTTCTCGTCCAAAGTAATAACGTACAGTCCAGGAGCAGTTTCTTGTGGCTCAGATAGTGCCTCAAGATACATACTAAGAGTGGTCTTAAGCTTGTCTTCTCCACGAGAAGCTTCAAGTTTAATTTGAGCATGAGCGAGTGTGGCCAAGTTTTTCATGGACTTGTTCATCTCATCTTCAATATCTTTGGCGAACTCCTGGAACTGAGAAGTTATCGCGTCAACATTTGCACTAAGCTTTAGGCTCACGCGGCACCTTCTGTGGGTTTTCTTCTTGGATAGGTTCTGGTTTTACCGGAACCCCAGTAGGACTTTGTACTTTACCGTCACGCATAGTAATCCAACGAGTCTTTTTGGTAATAGGATCGATTACCTTTTTTTGACCTTTATCATTAACAGAGCCTTCCATCATAGGCGTTCGCGCTACGTGTTGGGTTGTTTGCGAGGTTGGCAGTTTTCCGATGGGTTGCCCTATTGCCCCTGAAGCTTTGGGTCGGCACTTGCTCCTGAGTCAGGATGCGGAGCAAACAGATTATTGTAATCTGGATGCCCTCCAGCTGCTTCAGTTTGTGCTTGAGGATCGTTAGTCAAATCTTCTGGCATTCCACCAGCGGGTTGACCTTCTAGGATACCTTCAACAGGCGTTTGTATATTCGGCGATTCTTCTACTACGCCCGATGGAGCAGCGGCTTGATCTTGGTCTAAACCAAGAAGCTTAGCCATTTCGATCATAGCTTTTAGCATAGAAATAGAAGAAGTGTAAAGCTGTGGAGCTTCGGTCTTAGCGCGTTCAAGAATCATTTTGCAAGACTTGAATCCTTCAAGAGCTTCGCCGACCATTCCAACAACACGTTCGCGTTGAATAGCGTCTGCATGAGAGTCAAGACCCTCTTGCAGTACAGAAGAAATGTCTGGAGAGCCATTGTCTGGTTCTTCGCCCAAGCCAAGGTCAGTTGGTACATTCTGACTGTAGCTTTCTGGCCTGCTTACGTTGCCTTCCATGTTAGTGCCATTTGGCAGATCAGCGTCATCATTCTGGCCTTCAGCACGTAAAGGAACTTCATCAGTGCCTAATGCGTCGATTTCGTTCGTAATGCTTTCAATAGAATCGTCGTTTTCTGGGGTACTAGTAGTTCCAACAGGAGGAGCAAGTGGATCTCTATATTCTTGTTCAGCAGGTCCACCTTGCGCATTTTCTAGGATAATGTTTTGGTTAGTCTTAGAATCCGTAGGTGCTGCCAACGTAGATGGTTGAGCAGAAATAGCGGCAGGTTTATCCATGCTTGGACGAGCCATGTCCTGACCAGAATAATTTTGGCTATCTTGAGTAGTAGGCAGCAATTGAGTTGACGGATCGCTTGGGCTGATATTTTGGTCGTCTCCGCCGATGGCATCGCCAGCACGAGCGCAATAGGGACAGTCGGCGTCGTGACCATCCATAGAAGGATCATGGTTAGCCATTTCTTGGCAATAAGGACAGTCTTCGGCGTGATCGTCTGCGCTGGGATCATGATTCA